AGCCGCAGTCAGTTTCGACGTCAAACTCAACCGTTAAGGTCCTGTTTTTCTTGTCCAGCGTCAAATCCAGCGAGTTGATTGCTGTAACACCCGGCACATCAAGAATTTTTTCGCAATAGATTGCCCGAATATGATTCATGTTTGGATTCTTGACCAAGATATATTCAAGGAATGGCACGCCGTCTGAAGTATCCAAAAACCATTCACCTAGCCAAAATTTGAGTGTGATTTTAATTTGCTGAGCTACCCGCTCGGCATTGTCAATAAGTTTTAAGTCGTTGTTAATAATGAGCAAATCGTGTGTAGATGCCGAAAGGACTAAATCATAGTAATTTGACATATCAACCTCCCACCGGCGTACCAGTATTGCTACCACCGGATTCTACACCGCTGTGGACGTGGCTTTTGAAAGAGATCCCGTCAACAACTAAATCAGCCCCATCTACATAGACGGAGCCGCTTGGTTCAATCCTCAACATTGTTGAGCCGTTTTTTAAGCACACATCGTTCGGATACTCTACAATGGCGGGAATGCCAAAGTTATATACTCCCGGTATAGCAATAGCGTCAGTCAGGTCATATTTGCGTAAATCTTCAGATTCGCCACCATTTAGCCAATCGTCAAGCGCACCTTCAGCAAACACTAATAAACAACTGTCCCCTTTTGCAACCGGATGGGTCATAGATGCACTACCGCCATTGCCAGACGGGAACTGCACTGGAACACCAACAATAACTGGCATGTCAAGCACTCTGCCGTCAGGTACCTTGAATTTAAGCGAAGGCTGCACGCTAGCAAGGCCGGTGCCGGAATCATAGGAAAGAATTGTGCCAGGTGAAGCAGTATGAACATTGGCTATTTCTTTTCGCGTCATTTCAATTAGGGTTTGTGCTTGTTCATTTCGGTTCATTCTATGATCACCTCAATTAGCTCCTGCTCGCTATACCACTCATTACCGTGTGTATCGCCGCCATGCTTCAATGTTTCCACCCTAAACCAGCCTGTTACTGTGATACTCTCAACCCTCACGGCATCACCAGGGTTGAGAGTAGGAGCAAGCAGGCTTTTAATCTTCCAGCCGGCCTTTTTCTCTTTCTTATCCTTCTTCTTGACCTTACGCTTTTTCTTTTTGCTTTCCTCGCCGTCAGAGTCGGCACGTTTTACACCTTTGACAATTCTCTCAGGGCTACCAATCAGCCCACTATCAGCCGAAAAAACAAGGGCGCGGATACCTGTTGTACCGCCGCCCATTATGATCTGCAACTCATTATTTTGTATGGACCATGTTGCGCCGGCTGCATCACAAACCTTATCCAGTGCCGTTTTAGCATAGCCCGCGTAAGAATATCCATTCGGATAATCGGCAAAAGCAACATCAGCAGCAATGTGCAGTATCAGGCCCATTTGAGCCGCTATATCTTGCACTACCTTGCTGCCGTTTGTACCTGCTGAATAGCCAACAGATACAACGCTGTCACGGATAGCCACCTGACCGTCTGACATTTCAAGTTCTGTTACCGCATCTGCGCCCTGGGTGCCTGTCCATGCCTGAGTAATAGCACCCAGGAATATTCTGCGAAGTCCTACGTCCTCGGAATAACCAACTTCTAAAATACAGACACTATCAGGCCGCTCAACTTTCTTCCTGGTTTCAGGCGCCAGATTATATATTTTGACGTTGCATTTGTTCGTTTGCTGTGTCAGGTCTTTGTCAATGTCAAAGGACATTCTGAGGTTTTCAATAACTACGCCATCACCGCTAGGCTGACCAACCGTGAGCCGTATAATTCGCTTAAACTGCGCCATCGAATTCGTCCTCCGGCACATAAACAAAATGAGCCTTGCTGTCGATAAAATCATCCCGGGCTATGGCGGCGTTGCTGGTCACACAAATAAATTCTCCTTTTGGCAGGCTACTAATTCGATGCTGAGCCAGTAAAGGGTAATTCGGCACCAGCTTAATATTGCGAATGATGCTATTGCTTTTATCATCCATGATGCCAAGCGTCCAGTATGCCCCGGTATCGTTCCATGAAAAGCGAAGTTTGAAGGAATCATTGTCAAGGGTGGTAGATAAAACAAAGTCATTGGCATCTATTAAAGTAATTTCAATCATCCATTTTTAATCCCCCATAAAACAGATTTTGCTTTTCCTGCTGTACTTGTAGATTCAGAATCATCACTATTGCCACTACTACTATAATCATCAGTGCTGGTGCTTTCTCCTGTACCTATATCCTCAGTTGTAGCCGTCCCTGCGTCCTGCTCAGTTTCGCCAGCTAGACCCGCCGTTAACGAATCAACGTATTCCGCTGATATAGTTGTAGTTTTAACTTGCACCTTGCGAATCTGTGTGAATTCAAGCGGTACCTTTAATATCTTGCCATCTTCCCGATTTTTTGGTATGCGACAATCCGTCATTACCATGTTTTCGTATACTTTTTCCTGAGTGGCTATGGTGATCGGATCGCCAGCCTTGTATATTTCCTCAAGCTTGCTAACGGCATCACTCATGCGGTCAGGACTGTTGCCGCCTAGCCTGTCATACCATGTTACCGGCATGTTGGACACTGCTATTGTCATAGCCAACTTAACAGGCCGCCTAATTACATGGTCATGGACAGGAAAGCCATCTTCGACAGGGTGCTCAGTTACTTCACTACTAAGCGTGATTTCCTGCTCGATCAGCACATCACATTCGATAAGTCCGATTGTTGTCGGCTGTTTGGGTACCGGGAATAGCAGTACTGTAGCATCATCCGCCATTATATCGGACCTCCCGCATACGCTAACGAATCAAATACGCCACCATAAGACTGTTCAGCACTCTGCTGTATATAGTCGGCTTGTGCTGCTGTTGTTCCTTCAGGGGTAGTAACATTGACCTCTATGCTATTGTTTGTGCCTCCTCCACCAGCACCTGCTACGTTTTGCGCGGATACAACGCCGCTTAGATCAATACCCGCCATCTTAGCAAGCATTTGCCCCGCAACACCCAATTTCGACAAGACATATCGGCCAATAGCAGAGCCTATTTGAGATAAAACCTTTAAAGCTGTAGCCAGCAAGTTCTGAAAAAAGCCAATTACTGTATTAATGGCACCGGAAAAATCACCCTCGAATATCTGCCGCCAAAATTGAAGGTACATTAAGAACCCTTCGACTACCCCTTGCCAGATAGTCAGCAATACATTTAAATAAAATTCTCCGATGGAACAAATGCCATTAAATATAACAGTTGTTATATCAAGTATCGTATTCCATGCGCTTATCGCTGTTTCTTCTATTCCATTCCATAGCGAAATAAAGAAATTGCTAATAGCATTAATTAAACCATTCCACGCATTCTCTGCGTACGTTGTAATCTCATCCCACAAAGAATTAAACCAGTTACCAATTTCGGTTATTGTCGCGTTAATTCTCACTGGGAGATTCTTAAAGAATTCGTCTGCAGCCTTCCATGCCGCTAATGCCTTAGCCTTAAATTCATCCCACGGACCCAGCCACTCGCCAATGAGCGAATCGCCGCCGTTTATCCATGTATACAGATCTTCAAAGGCTAGAGCGATTAATAATACTGCTGCTGCTATTGCCAGTGCAGTCCATGTAGCGGGATTCATAGCAAATGCCCGTAAAGCCCCAACCACCGAAAGTATTCCTGCCTTAATTGCAGCCCATTTCAAATAAACCATAGCAGCACCGAAAGCAGCCATCATTGCCCCTGCTATTTTAAATAAATTGCCAAACCCACCCACTGCCTTGGCTGCTCGTTTCATGCCGTTTTCCATCTTTGTCATTATGCCGACAATCCCGGCAGCAATAGCCTTTGACGCGCCTGTCGCTTTATTTATTTCGCTGACAAACTTACCGAATTTATTGCCAGCTACGGTCACAGCTTGCCCTATTGTCATCGGCATCTTTTCAAATTGTGCATCCATTACAGCCTTGGCTTTTAGGATAGCGTCAAAAACGCCTTTACTTTCCAATTCGCCATCCGCGCCAAGCTGTTTAAGTTGCCCGACTGTTACTCCATAAGCCTTTGCTACTTCTGCCATCAGCATAGGAGCATTTTCGCCAAGTGACCGTAATTCATCCCCTTGTAGACGGCCACTTGATAATGCCTGTCCTAATTGCAGTATAGTGCTTTGTGCTTCTGCTGTGCTTGCGCCGCCGACTACAAGAGCCTTGTTGATTGTTTCGGTAACACTTAATACATCATCTTGAGACGCACCAAACTCCTTACTGCCGCGTGAAAGTTTTGTGAACAGGTCGCCAGTTGCGGTATATTCCTGCCGTGTGCGGTTAGAGATATCGTATATTGATTCCAATACCTGTTTTTGTTCCTCGGCGCTACTGGTAACTAGGCCAATTCGAGAATCAACGTTTGTCCATTCGTCAACTACTTGCGTCAGCTTATCAAGGCCAAAAGCTACGCCAAGAGCCGCTCCAATGCCAGTTATTACACTGACAGCGCTACTGGCCTTGTTCTTTATGCCTTCAATGGTTGCCTCAGCTTGCTTCGCCTTCGCCTGATCCATAGAAAAGCCCATGCGAACTAATAACTCTCTAACAGTCATACCTAACCTCCTTTCTTCGGTTTCGGCTGGTTAGCCCTTTGAATATCATCTCGCATCTGCAATAGGGCATTAATTTTAAGGAGGTCAGTCAGGGTATAGACTCCCTTCTTGACCTCCTCAAGTGTGCAATGCTTCGACAGTATAGGCCGCCAGATTATAAGCTCTTCCGACAGTGTCGGGTGTAACACTCCGGGGATTTTTATTTTGCTCTCTTCAAGGCCGCGACATTTCCAGAGAGGGCATTGAAGAGTTTCGTAAAATCCCCGTAATTCGCCTTTAACACTTCGACTATGAGCATAAGCATGTCACTAACATTCCCGGTAAATAGTTCGTTGATTTGTGGCTTATCAAGGCGGGTAGTATCTGCACCATCAATACTGATAGACACATAATTCTTGTCCAGAATCCGCATAGCCATAGATTCTAGTTTCTGGCCATCGACATGCTCGGCAAGAGCAGCAAAAGCCTTTTCGACTGCGCCCACATCAATGTTCTTATCCATGACGCTAATTTTTTCTTGCTCTTCTTCGCTCCCTGATTTATTTCCCATAGCAGAAAACACATTGCCGATTATCGGAGAGACAAGCTTTTGCAAGTCCCCCAACAATTTCAGAGAGGTAAAAGGATCAAGTGGTCGGATGTAAAACACGTTGCCGTTCTGCTCAAACTCGGTTACTTTACCGCCGTCAAACATTAGCTATTACCTCCCACCAGCACATCAGCCGGACCAGTCTCAAGCAGCCATTCGCATTCACCTAGTTCTTTTTCGCGGGTAATATTGGGCTTTTGGGTAATCCATGCCTGAGACGCATAAAAGGTAGTCGTGCCGGACAAGTCTTTAAACAACAGCGGTAAAATGCCGGTTCCCGTGCTTAGATCGGCAGTGTGAATTACACTCAATGCGTCATTGCTCGAACTAGAAGCCATTAACGTAATAGTTGCCTTCCAGTTTTGGTTTGGGTCGATACTTCTTGCGGTTTCGCCATCACAGCCAACAAAAGATTTAATGCCATCGCCCAGGGGTTCAAGCTCGATAATTGAATCCTCAGAGAATCCCGCTATTTCAAGGCCACCAAAGATAACTATACATTTCTTGGGGTCATACGTTGTTACACTCAATGTTTACCCCTCCCTTACGCCAAATTTTCATAGGTCAGTGATCCGGTTACGTCAACAACGTGAATTGCTCCGGCCAGCCGCGCCGTAAATGACACATCTTCTAGCAAACGGTTAGCCTTATTCGTGCTGCTAATATCATAAGCAAGGGGTACAGTGACAACATAGCCGGGATTTTCGTTGCCATCCTCGTCATATTCAGTAGGAGCCACGCCGCCACGTGTTGTACCAAGTTTGAGCGCCGCTTTTATTTGCGCTTCGATAATCGCAATACCTTTGTCAGTGTAAGGAATCTTGTCCTTGTTCACCAACTGGTTAAAAATATTGGTTGTGATTTCTTCCTGTAACCAATCACGGAAGCGGATAACGTCAATCCATTCACCTGCAGCCGTTTTACCATTTTGGGTAATAGTAATATTGCGGAACTTCTCAAAGGTATTGCCGTTCTTGGCGGTAATGGCGTTGTATTCGGTTTCAGTCAGGGTATCTGTGGTAACGCCAGACAGCTTTTTATTGGCCCATGTTTCACCGCCAGGGTCAATCGCAAAACAACGACTTGTTATTGCTACCTCTGGGTAATCCGTAGCAGCATCCTCGTGGTACCACCAGTGAGTCCGGTAGTAATTGCCTGCCATCAATAAGCTACCGGTGTCGGTAGCCACAGACGCATCTTTAGCGCCTTCTTCGGCAATCGCAGTACCTAATATTTTTCTTTGGGCTTCCGTCCAATCGGCAGCAGCAATAATATCAGCCTGCACTCGACTCGTCATAGCCCAACCATACCAGTCGTTATCTTCAAGCTTGATAGCCGCCATGCTCTCAGCAACTGTTTCAGTACCAGCAGTATAGCCAGTGATTTCAAGCAAGCTGCCTAGCGTGATTTTGATCGGGCTTCCTGGTGTATTATTGGTCAGCACCAGATTGGTGTCGGCAATAGTAGCGGTTACAGCAGCGGAGGTATCGGCAGCAATATTAGTTTGCAAACCGGTCAGTATTTCGCTTTGCGTTGCGCTTGCCGTGCTGGTATAGGTATACGTTTTCTTGGTAGTGTTGCCATTAGTGTCTTTGGTGCTGATCGCCAGCGTGTACGCAACAGCGTTGCCAATCGACTTAGTACCAATCTTAAGGGCATCGATTTGCCGACGGCCAACTTTAATTTCAGTCGGTCTTGGTGTTTGACTAAAACCATCATTGACGGCCACATAAAGAGGGTCGTCTGAGGTAAAGCCATCAGTCAACATATCATCCGGATCAGTGTACGAATTAACCCGCGTTAGGCTAGAGGGATGATAGCCAACAACCAACAATGTACTAAAGCCTTCTTTGCTGATTGGCGTTGTGTTTAGGCTGATA